CGTGGCTGGTGGATTATTACCGCAACAGCTGGCCGTTTGACATGGTGATCCTTGACGAAAGCAGCAGCTTCAAGGACCGCAGCACCAAACGCTGGCGGGCCTTGAAAGCCGTCCGCCCCTGCATCCGGCGCATGGTGCTGCTGACCGGCACGCCCTCCCCCAACGGCCTTGCTGACCTGTGGGCGCAGGTGTTTCTGCTGGACGGCGGCGCAAGGCTCGGCAAAACTCTGACCGGGTTCCGCGAACAGTATTTCCTGCCGGATAAGCGCAGCGCGGCACAGGTGTTCACCTACAAGCCCCGCGACGGGGCGGAGGTCTCTATCCGGGAGAAAATCGGCGACATCTGCGTGAGCATGAAGGCGGAGGATTATTTGCAGCTGCCGGAATGCGTCGCCGTGAATGTGCCGGTTGTGCTGGACGCGCGGGCGCAAAAGCTGTATGACCGCATGGAGCGGGAAATGCTGCTGGAAATCGACGGTGAGAACATCACCGCCGAAAGCGCCGCCGTGCTGACCCAGAAGCTTTTGCAGCTGGCAGGCGGCGCGGTGTACGATGCGGAACATCAGGCAAAGCCGGTGCATGGGTGCAAGGTCGAAGCGTTCCTCGAACTGGTGGAGGCGCTGAACGGACAGCATGCGCTGGTATTCTACGCCTTTGTACACGAGAAGGAGCGGCTGCTTGCCGCCCTGAAAAAATCCGGGCTGCGGGTGCGGGTGTTCCAGGACAGCCGCGACGCGGAAGCATGGAACGCCGGGCAGGTGGATCTGCTGCTGGCGCATCCGGCCAGCACCGCCTACGGGCTGAACTTACAGCAGGGCGGCAGCCATGTGATCTGGTTTGGGCTGACGTGGAGCCTTGAGCTATACCAGCAGGCGAACAAGCGCCTGCACCGTCAGGGACAGTCCGAACGTGTGATTATCCACCATCTTGCCGTGCGCGGCAGCGTGGACGAGGATGTGCTTGCCGCGCTGGACGGTAAGGCCGATACGCAGGAGGCCCTGCTGCAAAGCCTCAAGGCGAGGATTGAGAACGTGAGGAGGGGTGCTTAAATGCCGAGGGCTGCACTTTGCCCATTCTATGGCGGTGTCCAGGGGGAGCGCCTGGACTGCCTGCTGGAAGGGGACGGCGGCAAGGGGAAGCCGCGAATGCGGATGTACTTCCCTTCAAAAGACCTGCGGGCGTGGTATTTCAAGAAGTACTGCTGCGCAAATTGGAAAAAATGCACTCTCGCAGTGGAATTTTGGAACGAATTTGAGTAGGGACGGTGAAAACCGCCCCTCTTTTCGTGCGAAAAAGTTTTTCCGGTTTCAGAGCCGACAAATCGAAACCGATCTGCTACAATGGGTACAAGGGGAGGTGGCTCGTGCTGTGGCAAAGGGAAAATACGAAAACTGGCTCACTCCGGACGGGCTGCTTCTGCTCGAAGGCTGGGCGCGTGACGGGCTGACGCTGGAACAGATTGCGCACAACTGCGGGTGCAGCCGCGAAACGCTGAACGAATGGAAAAAGCGCTTTCCAAGCATTTCTGACGCCTTAAAAAAGGGCCGGGAGGTCGTGGACTATGAAGTTGAGAACGCCCTTCTCAAACGGGCGCTTGGGTACGAATACCAGGAAACCCGCGTGGAAGTCAGCGAAAAGGACGGCAGAAAGGTGATTGAAACCACAAAGCAGATGCCGCCTGATACCGGCGCGGCGGTGTTCTGGCTCAAGAATAAGCGGCGGGACCGTTGGCGCGACCGCTGGCCGGATGCTCCGGCGGAGCGGGACGAGGTGCAGACAGGGTGCGTGCTGCTGCCCGAAGCGGAAACCGGGGCGGCAGATGCCCCCGACGAGGATAGCGAAGCCCCTGGAGAGGAGGCGGGCGGCGATGGGTAACGGCATTGTCTGGCAGCCGCAGCCCAAGCAGCTGCGCTTCCTGCGGCGTGGGGAGTATGAGGCGCTGTACGGCGGCGCGGCAGGCGGCGGCAAATCCGAAGCGCTGGTGATGGAGGCCGTGCGGCAGGTACATATTCCGCACTACCGGGCGCTGCTGCTGCGGAAGACCTATCCGGAGCTTTCCGAGCTGATTGGCAAGAGCCTGAACTATTACCCGAGGGCGTTCCCCGGCGTGAAGTTCAACGAAACGAAGCATCGGTGGACGTTCCCCAGCGGCGCGACGGTCGAGTTTGGCGCGATGCACCGCACCGCCGACCGGCTCAAGTATCAGGGCCGCACGTGGGATTACATCGCCTTCGACGAGCTGACCCACTTCACGTGGGAGGAATACAGTTACCTGTTTTCGCGCAACCGTCCGATTGGGAAGGGCACCCGCGTGTATATCCGCGCTTCCGCCAACCCCGGCGGGGTCGGGCATGGATGGGTGAAGGAACGCTTCATTACCGCCGCGCCGCCGGGGACACGGATTGTGTCCAAGCTGGACGTGAAGCAGCCGGACGGCTCTGTGCGGACGCTCACGCGTGACCGGGTGTTCATCCCCGCGAGGGTGTACGACAACCGTATCTTGCTGGAAAACGAACCGAACTACATCGGTAACCTTTCTCTGATGCCGGAAGCCGAGCGCAGGGCGTTGCTCGACGGCGATTGGGACAGCTTCAGCGGGCAGGTGTTCACCGAGTGGCGCGACAGGCCGGAGCATTACCACGACAGGCGGTGGTCGCACGTCATTACGCCTTTCGAAATCCCGCCGGAGTGGCCGGTTTACCGCGGGTTTGACTGGGGATATTCGAGGCCGTTCTCCGTCGGCTGGTGGGCGGTCGGGTATGACGGCTGTATGTACCGCATCCGGGAGCTTTACGGCTGTAAACGGGACGAAAGCGGCCAGCTGATCCCCAACACCGGCGTGAAGTGGACGCCGCAGCAGCTGGCCGTGAAAATCCGGGAGATTGAGGGCGACGACCCGAACCTGAAAGGACGGCGCATTCACGGCATTGCCGACCCCGCAATTTGGGACGGCTCCGGGGGCGAGAGCATCGCGGACACGATGGAACGCGCGGGCGTGTACTTCGAGAAGGCCGACCACGCGCGGATTTCCGGCAAGATGCAGCTGCACAACCGCCTTGCCTTCGACGAGGACGGCAAAGCGATGCTGTATGTGTTCTCCGGGTGCCGGCAGTTCATCCGCACCATCCCCGCGCTGGTGTACAGCGAAACCGATGTGGAGGACGTGGACACCGACGGCGAAGATCACATCTACGATGAAGCGCGGTACGTCGCGATGGAGCGGAAGATTAAGCCGCGTGTCGCGGTGAAGCCGCAGATTAAACCCTTTGACCCTTTGGAGGTAACGACTTATGACGAATTTGCAGGGTTTCGATAGCAACCTGACACCGGAACAGTGGCAGGCGCTGCGGGGCTATCCCACGCATCAGGACGCGGCCTATCGGCAGATAGCTGAGTACGTTAAGCTGCTTGGTGCCAGCGCGGCGGCTCCGGGTGGCGGGGTGCCGAGTGCGGATGCCCCGGATGCACGGCAGGGCCTGGAAGCGCCCGAGCCGGTGCGGCGCGTGGATGAACAGACCGTTGCCGGGGGCGTGCGGCTCCTGCTCGAGTACAAACGCGGCAAGAGCGTGCTGGAACAGCGCATTGTCCGCAACGAGGAGTGGTACCGGCTGCGGTACAACCGCGTGCAGGGCGGTTCCGGGGAGCGCGGCCCCATCGACCCGCATTCCGCGTGGCTGCTGAACTCCCTGATGAACAAGCACGCCGACATGATGGACAATATGCCTGTACCCGCGATTTTGCCGAGGGAGCGCAGCGACGAAGAAACTGCCCAGCTGCTCGGGGAGATCATCCCCGTGGTGCTGGAACGCGCGGGCTTCGATGAAGTCTACGACCGGTGCAGTTGGTACAAGCTCAAGAACGGCACCAGCTGTTACGGCGTGTTCTGGGACGGCTCCGCTGAGGGCGGGCTGGGCGATATCGCCGTCAGCCGCGTGGATTTGCTGAACCTGTTCTGGGACCCGGCGGTGGACGATATTCAGGACAGCCCGAACCTGTTCTGTGTGCGGCAGATGGAGGTGGACGCGCTGAAAGCGCAGTATCCTGGCGTGGAGATTACCGGGGACGGCGGGCTGGCGCTCGAACAGTATATCCGGGACGACGCGCAGGAGTTCAGCCGCCGCGTGCTGCTGGTGGACTGGTATTACAAGCGCGGCGGCAAGCTGCACCTCATCAAGTTCGCGTCCGGCAAGCTGCTGTACGCAACCGAGAATGACCCCACATTGCAGGAGCGCGGATTGTACGACCACGGGAAGTATCCCTTCGTGTTCGACACGCTGTTCCCCCTGGAAGGACTGCCCTACGGCTTCGGGTTCATTGACGTGATGCGTGACCCGCAAACCTACATTGATATGCTTGACCAGTGCATTCTCTACAACGCGCGTCTCGCCGGAAAGCCGCGCTGGTACATCTCCGACAGCACCGGCATCAACGAGGCCGAATTCGCTGATTGGAGCCGGGATTTCGTCCACGTCGCCGGGAAGGTTGATGAGGAGCATTTGCGGCAGATTACGGTGAATCCGCTGAACGGGTACATTATCCAGCATCGGGAAGCGAAGATCGCCGAAATGAAGGAAACCAGCGCAAACCGCGATGTTTCTTCCGGCGGGACGCAGAGCGGGGTGACTGCGGCTTCCGCCATCGCGGCGATGCAGGAGGCCGGGAACAAGGTCTCACGCGATATGCTGAAAAGCAGCTACCGCGCCTACCGGAAGGTTGTGGAGCTGGTGATTGAGCTGATCCGGCAGTTTTACGACATGGGCAGGGTGTTCCGCGTCGTTGCGGAGAATGGGGCCGCGGAGTACGTGAGTTTCAGCGGGCAGCGGATGGCGTTCGCCGACCGCAGGCCGGTTTTCGATATCGAGGTCAGCCCGCAGAAATCCAACCCGTTCAACCGGCTCAGCCAGAACGAATTCGCAAAGGAGCTGTACGCGGCGGGTGTGTTCCAGCCGGAAATGGCAGATCAGGCGCTTGCGATGCTCGATATGATGGAGTTCGAGGGCAAGCAGAAGGTCGTGGAGCACGTGCAGCAGGGCCGCACGATGGCAATGCAGCTGGCGCAGATGCAGCAGGTTTGCGCCCAGATGGCGCAGCAGATTGCCGGGCTGACCGGGCAGGACCCTTCCGGCCTGCTGGCCGCGATTGGAGCGCAGGGGCAGCAGGGTGCTCCGCAGAAGGTCGGCGGCTCCGGGAGCGCTGGAAGCTCCAGCGGCACCAGTGCGCAGGCGTATGACCACGCCGCCAGCCTCGCGCAGGGAGCCGAGCAGCGGCGGCTGGAAAGGAGCAGCCCGGTATAAAAAAATCCCCTCACGGTGAGCCGAGGGGGTATGGGGGATTTAGAATAATTCGCTGTGGGAACCGGTGCGGGTCAGCGTCAGGATAAGCGCTTTTCTGTCTGCTTTGTAAATCAACAGCCAGTCTGGCTGAATATGACACTCTCGCAGACCGATATATTCGCCGGTAAGGGGATGATCCTTGTGTTTTGGTTCCAGCGGTTTTTCTGCTGCGAGGGTATCCACGATATCCAATAGGGATTCTATATTTTTCCCTTGCTTTTCCATCCGTTTGACATCTCGTTTAAACTTTGCGGTGAAGTATACATCAAGCATTCAGAGCCTCCAGCAGTTCTTCGCGGCTCTTGTAGGGGCCGGAAAGATTCCTTCCGAGGTTCGTGTCGGCAACGGCTTCCATCGTCTCGGCGTTTGGCTCCAGGATCAGGTCAAAAGGAATGCCGCCTCGCCGAATGACGGCTTTTGCGAAGATATTGAACGCGGTGGACATGGTCATTCCCAGCTGTCCGCAGATTGCGTCGAAACATTGTTTGTCGGTTTCATCTATGCGGATGTTGATGTTCGTCTGTGCCATGTTGGTCACTCCTTGTGATTAATTATGGTTGCATTGTAGCATATTTTATTTACGTTGTCAATAATTCGTTTGGAACAAGGAGGGTTTACTAATGAAAAAACTATTCATTTCTCAGCCCATGAAGGGTAAATCGGAAGAGGAAATCCTGCGAGAACGTGCCGGGGCGATTGCTGAAACAGAGCGCCTGCTCGGTGAGCCGGTGGAAGCACTCGAAACTTATTTCGGGAAGGACTACCGCCCACTGGAATTCTTGGGTAAGAGTATCATGTACCTTGCGCAGGCGGACGTGGCCTATTTCGCGCCTGGATGGTGGGACGCGCGAGGGTGCAAGATCGAACATGCTTGCGCTGCAGAGTACGGAATCCCCATTGCCAGCGAGGTGCCCGGCAATGGTTGAGATCACGATTTCTCCGGGGAGAATCCAGGCACGCGGGCACGCGGAGGACAGCGCCGGGTGTGCGGCGGTGAGCGCCATACTGTACGCACTGGCCGGAGGGCTGGAAAACATTGGGCAGGCGCGGCACTGGTACATTGATGATGGGAACGCCGATATTGATATCTCCGGCACGCAGGAGGCCCAGCTTC